AACACAGTTGTCAGCAAACCCAACATACACTAAGTTCAACTTAGGTACTACTGCTGCACAATCTGTAGCACTATCAGTCGGCGTTGTTGATGCATATTTCAACAATCCAATCGGTGGTGCAGGTTATCCAGCAACTAACGCAAATACATATGGCGTAGTTGGTGGTAACACAGCAATCTATGGTAGTCAAGTATTAGTAGGTGTCTGCATGGGTATCGCAGGTACAGGTACACTAACTTGTGATACAGGTAATACAACTGTAACTGGTACTGGCACAGTATTCACTACTGAGTTAGCATCAGGAAGTGTACTAGTAGATGCAGACGGTGAACTAATTGGTTATGTTGATAGTGTAACTAATAATACAGAACTAGAATTAGATGCAAACGCACTAGTAGATGTAACTGATGGTTCATTCGTATATGGTACAGCAGAAGCAGGCTTTATTGTTCGCCAAAAGGGTAAGATGAAGTATCTAATTAAAGGTACTACAACAGGTCTAACTCAAGCTTGCTATACAGCAAATGTTGCTAACTCAGCACTATTGCCAAATACATTCACTATAACTGCAACATATGCTAATACAAGCACTGCATATGTACAGTCATTGAGTGATTATAATTCAGAAGTGTTCCCAGCTACAGTGGCTGCTTCTTCATTAGTAGCAGGCACAGTATACACTATTGAAATAGCCGGTGATACTGACTGGACTGCAGTAGGCGCATTCGCAAGCATGACAGGTATTACATTCGTTGCTACAGGTGCCGGTTCAGGCACGGGTGTAGCAGTGCTATCAAACATCGATCCTGATGTCATAGCATCTTTCAACGGTGCGGTTGCAGCAAATACTGCAAACGGATTGTTGAACCCAGTGGTAACAATTACCAACGCATAAGGAAACTAAGATGGCAGCAACAGCGCGTTTATCAAAATCAAAACAAACTGAAACTGACATCGCAGTTCTTCAGGTTCAGGTCGCCAACCTCGATGAAAAGATTGACGACCTGAAATCTGATTTGATAGAAATAAAAGATAGTCTTAAAAATAATGCTAAACATAATGAAAATATGATTGAGCAACTTAAGAAAGAAAATGCGGACCAGCATAACGAATTAGCAGAAAAAGTATCAGCATTAGAAAAATGGCGTTGGATGCTAATGGGCGCAGCAGCACTAGCAGGTGCAATGGGCTTTCAAACAATACAAACCTTATTTGCCCAATAAAAAATTTAATTTATCTTTAACAACATCAATATTAATAGTTGAAAACAAACCTGGATGTAATGGTTTAGGATAATTATTTTCATCTATCCACGCATACCCGACATGTTCATTATTAAGTTCTGGTATAAATTCGTTATCTACGCTACAAAAGAAAGTATGATATGTAAAGGTTTGATTAGTGAATTTTTGTATAGGAATTAGTTTTGCGTTTTCTGGCCAATAATTAATCTCTTCAGCACATTCTCTTTTGAGACCTTCAAGTAAAGTTTCGTTATCTTCTAATTTACCGCCCGGAATGCTCAAGCTAAATGATTTGCTATCATTTCTCAAAAGATACAAAAACCTTTTAGTAGGTTGGCTATAGAAAAATATTCCTGCTGAAATTTTGGACATAAAAAAATTATAACATAGTTTATATGACTATACTATAATCTCCTTCTCCATACCAGCCCTCGTAACTCTTCATCCACTGACCCTCTTCTTGCACAAATCTATATTGTACGTTTGTGGTCAAGTTTGTTACATATTCTACAGTTGTAGTTTCGCTTGCATCAAAAGCAACTGTCCAAAGCCCAGTAGTTGTGCTATACTGAATAATATCATTAGCATTTGCTATTAGGTTTCCCCATGCCTGTGTGCTTTCGCCCTCACTGCCTACATCTTCAACAATCAGATATCTTTGTCCATTTACTGGTCCAGGTAGTCCTGCATTTGGACCCTGTAACAACGGATTAATAATAGAATTTACTGGTAGTAATGTGTTTTGTGGTAATGTATCAGCATCAATATTATAAATTAAAATTCTAGCATCCAGTGGATCAACAACAAAAGTACCTACAATATCATTTTCCATATATGGATTTTGTAACCATATTTGACTAATGCCTGGTCTCACAGTGCCGTATTCGTTAAGCAAACTAGGCCAGTATAAATCTGTATTAGGCGGAGTAGGAATATCTAGGCTGGTGTTGCGAGGATCAAAAGCCTCGTTTGCTGGTAACAATTGCAAAGTATTGTTAAGTAATAAAACTTTATAACCATAAGGACTTATTTTTTGTCGAGTACCTAGTAACAAATCTTCGTCTTGAATATCTAGTAATGTAGTGCCTTTATGTATACTAGTGATGACTTTATTAACAACACCTAATTTTTTAAGTTTACTTGCTGTGCTTATCCATATCGGCATGTAAAATTTCCAACTTAAAACATCTATAGGATTACCTGTTCCTACAGGTATGCTGCGACTACTAAATGTCAAGCCATCTTGATAGACAACTGACAACGAAGTCCAATCAATAAAATTATCTGTACTTTGTATCTCTAAGCTGGGATTGAATAATGTACCTAGCTGTTCAATCAATTCTAACTTTTGATTATAATTTGTTGTCCAAAAATCAACTTGGCAACGCAAAGTATAGGGTACAGGCATAAGTCTTTCTATAGTAAAAGCTTGTCCTTGTGTAGTTTCATAAGATTTTGTAACTGGATTATATGCTCTTTGTCTTACATTCATTTTATCGACGAATGTTGGATCTTGTGTTCTACGCTGATCATATTCTAATCCGGTGATATAATAGCTTATCAATGGCGCACTTGGTAAATTACTCGCACTATTTTTCGCTATGATTGTTGCTGCTTGTCTGCTTGCATCGCCATACATAACAGGTACACGTACTAGTATTGTGTTACCATTAGGATCTTTTCCTTTAGTCACATACCAATTACTAAAAATTTTAGCAAACTGTAGTAGAAACCTGCGTATTTGATTGTCGTAAAAAAATTGTGCCATGTGTTACTCTTATGTTTCTGGTGGTAATACCGGTGGCTCTTGTTGTAAAACTGATGATAAAGGTTGAGTTTCAGGTACGACATTACCGTCGGTCAGAGTAGTCAACGCTGTGTTATTTATAAATCCTGATAGTAATGACTGATCAGTTTCCGTAAATCCTGTATCTGTTCTTACGTTTGTTGATATACGTACCCACAACTGTCCGTCCCAGCGATATAGTATATTAGGCATATAGTCTATACGTAAGAAATAATCACCGACTTGTGGATTTTGTGGGAAACTTATTCCTGCTCCTGTTGGTTCGCCATTTGGTGCAGTGCCATCACCGGTCATATAACCGTAACTATAACCAAAACTTCTTGGACTTGCGCGAGTTATATATTGATAGGCTGGGTCACAGTCTGCTCTCCAGTCCATCTGTGTGCTGATAGTACCTGTAAATCCTGGGGCAGTTGGGTCAGCATCAGCAGTAGCATATGTGTTATCTGCAGTACCATATGGTCCTGTGATAGGACCCATAGACTGCACACTTAAAATTTTAGTTCCTTCAACAGCTCCGGATCCATGACCAATTTTTTCAGGTTTAATTACACCTATTTCTAAACTAGCTTGAACAAACTTGTCAAGTTTTTCTGCAAGATGATCACTGTCAGCAGTCATATCCCAAATACTCTTGAGGCTTTCTTTGCTTATCTTAAGTGCCGGAGAAGCTTTTTTGTATTTAGGATTACGCATAGTCACTACTGTTGCAGTAGCACCTGTACCTGGCGCCCCTGCACTATAAGTCACTACGTTTTCTGGTGGAGCAGGTTGACCTGTTTTAAATGATAATTGACCGTTAGCAACAAATTCGCCGTATGTCGGAACAATATATAAATTTCTAGCATCGTATCCTGATTTAGGTACGATACGCTTCGCTTCTTCTAGTTGAGCGTTATTAATTTCTATATTTCTATTATATGTTGATAGTATGTCTTTCAAGTTATCAGCAGTGTCTAATTGCCAATATGTTTCATTGGGCGGATATACACCAGCAGGTACTTCTATCTTACTGATATAGTTTTTATCGCCATAACTTATAACATATCCAGGTGGATAAGTTTTGTTTTTATCCCATTGTCCAAGATAGTTGTCTTTATTAGTTGGTTCTTGTAATATCTGACTAAATTCTTCACTGTCAATAAGTGGTTCACATTTGATGCGCCATAGATGTGGATACCATGTCTGACTAAACCCCTCACTGGCAAAGTTACTATCAGTAATCTGATAAAATCTTTTTAGTGCAACAGGTATTGTTTCTTTTAATGGATTGTAATCAAGCAAGTGCGGTAATTCTAAAACATCGCCCACCATGAGTTTTCTACCAATGATATCGATCATATCATTGTAGTGGACGGTAATAAAGATAATGTCGTTATTCAAGAATAAGCCAAATTGACTTAGATCGAAATCAAGGTTTTGGACATTATAATGACCACGCAAACGATAAATGTCTGGATCATATGACCTATCACGATTTTCTAAAAACAACAAATCTTGAATATTGTTTGGGTTTAAACTGTCATATTGCGGTTGCGTATAGTCACGACTAGGACCTTGATCTGTAGGGCCTAAATACTTATGAATATACAAGTCTGTCCCGCCCACTGTTAGCATCTCGCTAATAGTGCGATCCATGAACTTATAGTCATTTTGCTTGGTAGGGCTATATAAAGACAGCTTTGGCATGTAAGTATTTAGTTGAAAAACAATCACTTACGCAGGCTTGACTTGATCCCCGGAATTTAATATAATAGTCTATAGGTAGCGTAACGGAGTTGTTATGGTAAAGCACAAAGTAGAAATCAGAGAGTTGAAGCCCAAGGACTTTGACTTGAAGCATATCGGTCCCGAGCCTCTTTTTAACCCTGAAACGGTTGCGACAGATT